GATGCTGACGGTCACGGCTGCGCGGCGCATCACATGCGCTCCCACGGCGGCAGGGAGGACACCTTGGCGACAGGCGGCGCTTCCGGCGCAGCCACGCGCACGTCGCCGCCGAAAATCAGGACGTCCAGCTCATCCACGTTCTCAGGGAACAGCGTGCCGAGCCGCAGCTCGTCGCCGTAGGCGTCCTTCGCAAGCTGATCCCATGCCTGCCCCTGCCGCGTCGTCTTCTCACTGGGCATGTGCCGTCCTCGCCTTGTCCGAGCGCATCCTTTCGAGCGCGCGCCGGACGAGCTTTTCAAACTCCGGCTCCAGACGCCGGAGTTCTTTTTTAAGCGCGGGCAGATTCCCCGCGTCCGCGATGTTGAAATGCTGTACGATCTGGATGTCGCCCGAGGCCTCCGGCTGGCGCTGCGTGGGAACCTTTTTGTTGCGCTCCAGCAACATCGGCGTTTGGGGAAGCACGGGCGGAAGGGCATCGCGGCCGAACTTCGCGCCGACCGTCCGGGACCACTGGTCCGGGGCCGCGCCCAAGGCATTCTTCAAGACCGCGAACGGCGATCCGCTCCTGTCCTGCCGCTGGACGGGGTGGAAGATGGCGCGCGGGGCGGGCTGAGGGGATGATGAAGACGCCGGGATGTTGACGACAGCCGGGGGCATGTCCGGCTCGCTCACTTTCGAGAGCGAGGCGTCGAAGAGTTTGGGCAGGCGGTCGAAGGTCTTGTTCAGGCCGCCGACGAGGTTCTGCCCGGCTTTCGAGAAGGCCACGGTTTCGGAGTCTCCGGACGACGAGGGCAGAAGCACGGACGTGCCCACGGGCTTCGATGCGTCCTTGTCCTTTTTCGAGGCAGCCGGGATGAACACCGTGCTGAACTTGCTCCCGCTGTCCAACGATACGACCGTGACGGGTCCGGCGCCCTTCCCTTTCTTGCCCTTCTTTTTCTTGCCGTCCTCGTCGCCCCAACCGCTGAAATCCGGCGCGGGCAAGGAATCGTCGACGAAGTCGCCGCCGGGGGCGTCGCCCGTGGGCATCCCGGGAAGCTGCTTCGCCGTTTCCATCGGCTTCGGACCGGCTGGCTTGTCCGGAGCTTTGTCCTGTGGCTTAGGGCCTACGAAGTCGGGAGGAGACTCCAGCGATTCCTTCCCCTTTTCGTTGCCCGTCCTGACCCATGCCGCCCCTTCTTCCGCCGTGCTGCCTTGCCAGTTGTCGAAACTCATATTCAAGGCGTCCGCCGTATTGCGCTTGAACGTCTCCGATTCGGTCCATTTTTTCGCAATGGTATCGACAGCTTTGAAAACCCAATCAACGATTCCCTTGATGAAATCCGCCGCCCACTTAAACTTTCCGCAAATCCAATCCCACGCCTTGCCGAAATACGGGCCGACGACATCCCCATTTTCGATCAGCCAGTAGGCAGCAAGCCCGATACCCGCGATGGCGATCCCGACCGGGCCGAACGCGAACTTCAACGCGCCGAGGCCCTTTCCCAACAGCTTTGTTGATTTCTCCCAAGCCCTCGTTGCACGAGACCCCCACACCATACCGATGGCGGTGCCCTTTTGAATACCGATGAGGCTCAACATGCCCGAGCCAAGGCTCTTGACCGTGCTGACGGAACCTTTCCCCACATCCGCCCACGACAGATGCGCCGCCCGGTTCAGGAGCGCCGCTATGGTGCCGCCCCTTGTCGCCGCTGTGTTGGCGATGGTCGCCCCGCGAAGCGCCAGCATCCCGCCCTTCACGGCGTTGATCGTCGTCGCAAGGCCATTGTAGGCGTAGCCGAAAACGATGCCGCCAACGGTCAGGGCCGCCAGCGCGCCCACGCCGCCGAGCAGCGCCGTGGTGACGTTCGGATATTCCTTGGCGAACCCCGTAATCACGCCGACGCCCTTGCTCAGGGTCTTGAGGAAGGCGTTGTAGGCTGGCAAGGCCGCGTTGCCGACCGTGATGCCGAGGTTGCGCGTCTGCTGTGCGAGCTTGGCCTCTTCGGTGGCCGTGGTCTTCATCCGATTCTGGTACTCTTCCAGAACCGAATCATCGACGTTCGAGTTGGCGATTTCAAAGGCTTGCTTGAGCAAACCAAGGTTTTCCAGCAACGGCGCGATGGCGGCGATGCTCTCCTGCCCGAACAGCTTCATTGCGACTTCGTTCTGGCGTTCTACGGGAACCCGCTTGATTTGCTTCAAAAGCGTCATGATCGCGCCCTTGGCGTCGGTCTGCATCTGCTTCTGCATGGCCTTCGGATCAAGCCCTAGACGGCTGAAAATCTCCTTCTGATCCTTGGTCATGGAGTTGCCGAGCGCGAGGACATTCGTAAAGTTCTTCATGGCTGTGCCGGCCACTTCCACTTCCGCCCCGGACGCCTTGAACGCCATGCCGAGCGCGGCGATGTCCTGCGACGCCATGCCGGACCCCTTCAAGAGCGGCCCCATCCGGGTGAAGATACGGTCGATCTCGCCCGCTTCGCCGTTCATCTCGTTCGAGAGGGCGTTGATCACGTCAGCCGTGTGCCGGGCTTCCTGCGAGGTCATGCCCATGCTCGACCGCCATGTCGCCAGCGAGTCGCCCGCCTGTTCTGCGGTGACGCCCCACGCGATGCTCATCTGGATGGCCTGCTCGGTGTTCGACCGCATCTCCTCGCGGGTCTTGCCGAGCCCGGCCTGTGCCCCGGAGGTCATGATCGCCACCACGTCCTCGAACGACTTGCCCGTCTCCGAGGACATTTTCAGGGCGTCCTGATAGACCTGCCCGAGCAGCTCGTCGTCCGCGCCGTTCATGACCTTCTTGAGATCCGCGAACGTATCTTCGGCGCTGACGGCCAGCTTCACCGGAATGGCAGCCGTCGCCGCCTGTGCCGCGCCGCCGATGAGACGCCCGTTCAGATCCGACCGCTGATCACGCAGCGCGGCACGGCGGGACATATTGGCATCCACGGCCTGCTGGTGGCGCTTTGCAGCCTCCATGCTGGCCGAAAGCGTGCGATACCGCGAGGCCAGCTCACCGATCCTGTTGCCCGCGCTCGTTGCCAGAGCCACGGTTTCGCGGTAGGCCGCGCCGGACTGCATGAGCTTCGCGGAGAGCTGGCCAACCTCCTCTTCGGCACGGGCCAGCTTCAAGGCCAGCGCCCCGGACGCGCCGCCGGAGTCCTTGGCCTTGGCCTGAAAAGCGGCAAGGCGGGTTTCGGCTTCACGGAGATTTCCCCCGAGCGCCTTGATCGCTTCCCGCTGTTTCGCCAGCATCGGAGCGAGGCGGTCCCCCATGTCGGCGGCGGGCATCCCGGAAAATTCACGGCTCAGTGCCCCGCGCTGCGCATCCGCGGCACGGGCTACGAACAACCGGGAGCTTTCCCTGTCCTTGCGCTTCCGGAGTTCCTCCATGTCGGTGCCGAGCGCCTGATGCTGAGAGCCGAACGCCTGATAGCTCCCGGCGGAACCAACCGCTGCGGCCACAGTTTCACGGTAATTCAAGCCGGAGGACTTGGCGCGTTCAGTTAAACGGCTGACCCGTTCCCGGGATTTTTCAATCTGCTGCTCCAGACCTTTCGTCTTCCGGCCCGTCCGCTCCGCCGTCGCCTCATACTCGGCAAGCTGCCTGCGGGCTTCCTTGAGTTCCGCGACCTGCGCCTTGATCTTGTCCTTTTGCGCGGACATGGCGGCGCCCACCTTGCCTACGGGTGAGCGCTCCATGTCCCGCAGCGCTTGCGTGACGGCACCGATGCGGTCGGAAGCGGCCTTGAACGATGAGCCGAAACTCCCGTCGAGGTTCGCTCCCAAGCTGAAAGAAACGCCAAATTCACGCGCCATTGCTGTCCATATCCTTTGCGGCGTCGGCATAACCGACGAACGCTTCCGGTGTCAGATTGCGGATTTCCGTCCTGCTCCAGCCGCTGAATTTCGCCAGCGACAGCATCGCTAGGCGGAGGCCGTGGAGCCTTCCCCTTGCGTCGTAGCCGTCGCGGTTTCGGCCTCCTCCTTCTTTTTCGGCTTCGTAGGGCGGAGGGAATTGTGCGCCGCGCGGATCGCCCCGATGTCGTCCTCATCGAGCGTCCGGAGCACGTCGTAGGGAACCCCCGTCACGATGGACAACGTGCACAGCTCGACGGTGACAGGGTTGTTCCCCCGGTTGAAGGAGATGGCCATGTCCATCGCGTCCTCGTCGTCGCCAAGCGTGGCCCGGCGCAGGGTGAGGATGTCGGTCTTTTTGCCCTGCACGGTGATGGGGGCGCTCAGGGTGGCTTGCGCGGTCTTTTCCATGATGTTTTCTCCTATGCGTTGAGGCCCATCTGGACGCGGACGGCGGCCAGCAGGTCGTTGCCCTTCACCCGATGGATGAAGTTGATCTTGTCGATGAGGAGCTGTTCCTCGCCGTCCAGCAGTATTTCGAGGCGGGTCACTTCCAACTCAAGATCGTTGCCGTGCTTCTTGCCCTGCTCCATCGTGCCGAGGCTCATATTTTTCGGACGGCCAACGATATTGAGCCGATACGGGATGGATTCGCGTATGCTGGTGCTCTCGTCCACGATCTGCAAGGCGCTGTAGCACTCGAACAGCGGCTGGAGCGTCCAGTCCAGAATGTCGAAAACATCCTTGGTCGCGCTCGTGAAGGTCATCTTGCAGGTCATGGACTGCGTGAGCCCGATGGTCGGGGATTCGATTTCCCCGGCAAGGCCGGAACCGCTCAGGGTTTCGGTCATGTACTGCACCTGCGGCATCTCGATCTGGGCCGTGCCCAGAAGGTCTTTCCCCTGCCAGTACACGCGGTAGGCGATTGTTTGCTCAGGACGACTCATGGCCTCTCCGTTAGCTGAACAGGACGCTCAGGTTGTCGGTGTCGAATTCAAAGATGCCGTCGATCTCGCGGTTGGCGGGCGGCGGGGTGATCCGCAGGTGGAAACGGGCGATGCCGTCGATGAGATCGGTCGTCGGATTGTCCGACTCGTCGAAGGAGATGGAACCGCCGAGGATCATCTCGCGGACCGCATAGCCGTCCAGCCGGATCTGCTCGCTTTTCAGGATGGTCTGGATCTGGCGGCGGGTCAGCGGGTTGTCCACCTTCTGGAAGTACGTCAGGATGAACGTACTCTGGTACCAGTTGAAGAATCGGCGGATGGCGTCCTGGCAATCCTTCGGGTCGGTGTTCGAGGGATACGCGCTCATGCGCCCGCCCCACGACTTCATGCCGCCGTCCCAATTCACGGCGGTGTAGATGCCCTCTCCGTTCAGGTAGTTGCACTTGTCGAGGCCGAGGAAGAGTTCCTTCCAGCCGCCCTCTTTTTCGTCGGGATAGCCGATGCTGGTGATCTCCAGCCGCTTGTTGGACGGGCTGGCGTAGGGGACGCCCTCCCGGTCGGCGTCGGTCTGCGAGATGAGCCCGGTGAGATGCGTGGCGAGGCCGAACACGCGGTCCCCGAGCTTCACCTTGGGCCAGCACACGATCAGCAGCTCGTCCGAAAGGTTGTTGTTCTGCTTGTAGGCGGGGACGTCCGTGTACTTCTTGACCCCGTGCTCGCCTTCGGTCGGGATGTCCGCGAGGGCCACGGCCTTGAACAGCCCGTTGATGCCGTCCGCCTTCGCCGCCATGACCACGGCCACGGCGGGGTCTTCGGAAAAGCGCGGGGCAAGGATGCTGCCCGGCACGAGCCGGAACTGCGGGAACACGGAATCGATCAGCTCCAGCCCTTCCGATTCCCCCGTGGATTCGTTGATGCCGCCGATGACGTCCGTGCTGTCCACCAGCGACACGTCCGCATAGTCGTACCCGGCTGTCACATTCGCTTCGGCGGGAAGGCTCCCGCCCTCGATGCGGGACAGTTCTCCGGAGATCGGGTCCAGCGTGTAGTCGGTGCCTTCGACATAGGTTGTGGAGCTTTCCGCGTTTTTCAGCACCAGCTTGGAAACGGAGCCGTGCTTGAGCGAAGCCGCGCCTTTGGCGTCGAAGCTCACGGCCTCGCTGCTGACGCTCGTTTTGTGGACGGCGGGATCGAAGACGTTGCACACCACCAGCGGCGCGCCCCGGTAGAGCGCGAAGTGGCTGTACGCAAGCTCCTGCAAGCTGTATTTGTTGAAGTTCTCCTCGTCCCACCCCATTTCGGAGACGAACTCGTCATACGAATAATACATGCGCAGCCGGTTCACGTAGCGGGGCTTGCCCGCTTCGAGGCGGTCAACCGCCGCCGTGCCGACCGCGAAGACCACATTGCTGTCCACGGAACGGGCCGGGAGGATGCTCGTGGGCAGTTCGCTGGTGTAAACGCCGTGTCTGAATGCCATACCCTACTCCTTGGCCTTCCGAGCCTTGCGGCTGGCCTCGTTGATGGTTTTGAAAAGCCGCTGCATACCGCTGCCTTCCTTGCGGAGCTGGCAACGGGTTTCGGCAAGCTCCTCCACAGGCACGAACAGCTTTTTCAGATCCGGGTTGGCCTCAATGACGGCGGCAAGCTGCGGAAACGGTTCGCCACGCAGGACGGCGCTGGTCCGCAGGGGAAGGCCGAACGGCCTGTCCGGGCCGACATATACGGTCAACGCCTGCTTCCGGCGGGCCAGCAGCTCCGGGGACGGGCTTTCGGCCTTCGCAGGCGATTTCCGGGCTGCTTTGGGGGATTCCTGTTCACTCATAGGTGTGTTCCTTCAAAGTGCCGCCCAACGGGGTGGACGGGATAACATATTGATATTCAGGGTAAACGGTAGCGTAATGATGTTCGATCCACTGCCTGTCAGGTTCCGGCATCGAAGACTTGAGCGGGTATTGCAGCTCAAACTTTTTGGCCACCACACGGTTACGGCGCAGGACAGCCCGCAGCCAGTCGAGGAGTTCCGCGAGGAGCAGCCCCGCCTGTTCCTGCCCTTCCGGGGCGAACATCCCGATCACGAGCGCCAGCGTTTCCCGGCCTTCTGCACCCTCCATGCCTTCATCAATGCCTCCGCTGGCCCATCGGATACAGATGAACGGGTAGGTTCCCCTTTGATCCTCCGGCAAACCATGAAGGAACACTTGAAGATCCCCGTGCCCGCCATCGGACGCCGGAAACGGATAGTCTTGCATGGCCCCGATCAGCATTTCCCGTACCGACAGCAACAGTTCTTTGGATTTCATTCTATTTCCCCTTTGCCGCGAGCTTGGCTATACGAAAGTCGATCTCGTGCTGTAACACGGAGATGAACCGCCGCTTGACGTTTCTTCCAATGGGATCGACCACTTCATCGAACACCGCGAAATATTGGACCGTGTAATCATGCGTCCAAATGAGCGTCGGGACCGAGCGGCCTTGGTACTGGTGTCTGCGGCCAAGCTTTTCCTGCATGAAGCGGAGCTTCCCCGACTTGCCACGCAGCACGAACCCTTTCGAGCGGTCGGACGTCTTCGGCTTGTAACGGACGGGATAACGGGGGCCGAGCTGATACCCCGCACGCGGCCACTCATTACCTGTAGACCCTTTGGGCCGGGTTGGGGCGTTCGGGGCCAACCGGTAGGCATCGAGAGGGGTCTTCCGCCCGCTTACCCGGATGACGCCGAAAACCTTGTCCTTGTCGGCCACCTTGTAACGGCGGTCATGCTCGGCCCGTTTCTTGCCGTACATCTGGACAGGTTGAACGGCGTCCCGGATGACGGATCTCTTGAGGTACGCGAGAGCCGAGATTTCCTCCGTCATTTCCTTACGGGCGGTGGACAGGGAACGCTTCACGGCTTGCCACATCGCCCCCTGGCATTCCTTCGGGAACTCTTGCAGGGGCCTCAACAACCACGCCACATCCCTTCTGGACACCTCAATCTTGATCATGACCGCTCCCTGTACAGCCGGATGGTACGCAACGCCTCGCGGTCGGCGGTATCCACGTTCCAACGTTCGCCGTTGAAATTCACGGGCTTTCCGGGCCAAAGCTCATCGGGGAAGTCGGACAGGGCCACGGCCAACACGACGAACTCGTTGGAGACGCCGGGCCTGTCGTCCGCTTCGGGCCATGCCATTTCCGGCCTGTCCACCACGGCGTCGAGCGTTTTGCCCTCCAGCGTGACGGATTCGCCGAACTCGGCGGGGGTCAGGAACACGGAGTGGATTTCCTGCTCCAGGATCTCCTTGAAGAAGCTCTGGTTCATGAATGCCCTCCCCGCTCCTGCAACAGCGCCTCGGTCCGGGCCATGCGTTCGCTGAGGCCCTGCATGGCGTCTTCGTAGTCGTCCAACCGTTCATGGACACGCGCTACCGTCAGGCGGCAATCATCAATGTGGACGAGCTTCACCCGGTGTTTGTTCAACTCGGACAAATCGGATGAAACGCCCCGGACTTCCTCCCTGAGCGTGAGAAAGACATAGACGACGAGCGAAATGAGCAGCACAAGCAATGTACCGATGATGCCCATCGAATAGGCCAGCAGCGTTTCCGTGGTCAGCGGCATAGTTCCTCCGCGTGTTCAATCCAGAGCAGCAGCTCCGCGCCCTCGTTTGCCGGAAGATGAATCCATTCACCCTCCACCTGTTCCCAACGCCCGTTTTCTTCGTAGGCCCACGCCTCAGTGATGATCGTCCCCGGCGTCATCGGTGCGGGAGGCACGCTTGTCAGCGCCCCCGAACTTCCGCAGCCATGCAGAGCCACCGTCAGAGCGCACAGCGCCCACACGGGAACGGCGGCGGTATTCCCGAAAACCTTCAAGAACCAGTTGAAGGATGCGGACGAGGGCCGACCATGCATCACTTGCCGCCATTGCCCGCGTCGTCGGCGTTTTTGGCTTTGCCCTTGTTGCAGCCGATCCAGTTCAGCAGCTCGTAGACAATCCGGTACAACATGCCCGACTGTTCCGTGGGCGCGGGCATGAACGCGCAGATGAACGCGCAAACGCCGGAAACGGCGGCCATGCCCAACGCGACGATGCCGGACTGGGAATCCATCAATGTAGCGAAATCCATCAGAAGACCTCCTGTCCGGGGTCATAGGTGCGCGTCGGCCAGCCGCCCACGCAGAATTTCCGCAGCGGGAGGCGGTTCGCCGCGCTGTTTACGTAATGCGCGCCCTGCATACAGTTCATGAGGTGCACGATGCGTCGGGCGTCGTTCCGGGAAAGGACGATGGAAAGGGCCGAAAGCGTCTTCGGGCCGACGACGCCGTCCGTCTGGAGATCGTCGAACAGGCGCGCGCCGTCTGCGCTGCCGTCCTTCCGCCAGTTGAAGGCGTTGCAGAGCCGTTGCAGGTAACGCCCCATGCCCGCCTTGCCGAGGTTCACGGCCTGCTCGAACAGCTCGTCGGCCACGATCTGGTCGAACCGTTCGAGCCCGAGCTTGTCCCACCACTCTTTCTTGTACCAACCCTTGACGCACCCCGTGAGGCTCGGAATCCCCATAAGGTGCGCGGAGAAGGCGGCCTTGCCCTTCTTGTAGGAGGGATGGCTCTTTTCCCGGTCGATGACGGGCCAGATCGGTTCGTTGGGGAAGAAGTTGCGGGCGCACCCGCGGAACGTCTCCCCGCCCTTGTCGCCGGAGTCGTGCGTCCAGCCGCCTTCCCACTTGGCGACGGGCGCGTAGGCAAGATTGAAATCAGCCATGACTACGCCGCCTTGAAGGTCAGCTCGACCAGCGCTTCGGGGTAGGTGCAGAGCGTGAGCGGGTTGGACTGGACTTCCAGATCAAAACCGCGTCCCTTGGGCTTCTCGTCCATGCGGGCGTAATATTCGAGGCCGATGGTATTGACCGTCTCCATCCAGTCGGCGGGCGCGTGGTACTGCTTGAAGATGCCGGGGCCGACCGGGTAGACGTGCCCCTTCTTGGCCGCCACCATCGTCTGGCCGCCCACCACGTCGGAACGTTCCACAAATGTCAGGCCGCCATAGGGGAAGCCGCGCTTGCGGTAGTCGTTGTTGCCAAAATTCTCCCGATTGGAGAGCCATCTTTCAAAATACTCCCGCACCAGCTTGTGGGACGTCAGCATGTCGTAGGCGTCCGAGCCGATGATGCACTCGATATGATCGAACGGCGTGCCGCCCATCGCGGCCTCGACATGCCGCTTGGCCTTGAGGATGCTCGTCAAAATGGGGTTTGCATCGTCGGCGGCCGTCTTGGGGAACGAAATGTCCAGCGTCTTCTTTGTAGCGCCGAACGTATTGAAGATGTCGTGCAGGACGGTGGTGCCGTCAGCATCGAGCACCACGCCCTTGATGGCCCCGAGCCGATGGAACTCCATCGTCGCCGCCAAGTTGTCCTTCAACTGCTGCATCTTGTCGTTGTAGACTGCGGCAACAGAGATCGGCTCGGTGGAGCCGAACGCCCGCACGTCCTGAAGGTCTTCGGGGGCCAACGTGTCCATCTGCGCCAGATGCGCGCAGGAGAGGTGCTTCCACTCCCGCTTGGCCCCGCGTCCGGCAAGGCTCTCAGGGGCGGTATTGCGCTCCGAGTCCCCGATCAGCACGATGCGGCCTTTCCTGATGTCGAGGGAAACGGTCTTGGTCTTCACGCCCTTCACCTCGAACAACGGCTTGAAAAAGAAGGGACGCGCGGGCAGTTTGTTGACCGCCGCGGTCATTTCGGTGCAGTCGAACACCGTGGGATAGTTCTGTATGGGCATGGGTTACTCCTTGATGACGATGCCGAGATCGGACAGGGCCAGCTTCGCATCGGCCTGCAACGTAGTGACGCTGGCGTCGAACTTGAGGGCCGCGCCGTTCAGGATGGCCCCACGCCGGATGACGATGCCCGGCTGTGCGGACTCGCTGGCTTTGACCGCGCCGATGAGCACGGCGACGGGCGTGCCGTCCAACTTCTGGGCGCTCTCGACCGTGGATTCCGTCAGCGGCTTGTATTCCCCGGCTTCGCGCATCAGCACCATGCCGAACGGAAGATCCGCTTCCGAAGCCGCCAGCGTCACAACCTCGCGGCTCCACTCGTAGTTCAGCTCATGCAGGACAAGCTCGGAAAAGTCCGGCCCCATGACTTCGGTATTGACGATGATCTTGGACATGATGTCTCCTTACTTCGCTACTTCGGCGCGACGTTCGGCGTCCGCCAGCAGCGGGCTTTTCGTAGTTGCCGTGGGAACCGTCCCCGGCGAGGCTGCTACGGGATTCTGGTGGACATTCTGGATTCCGGCGAGGATGCCCGCACGGGTTTTCGCCTCGGCATTCTCATGCACGGGCGCTTCGGCCTTCGCCAGCAACGGTGCTACGGTGGCGATCTGCTCGGCGCTCATCCCGGTGGCCCGGAGGGTGTTCAGCGTCGCCTCGACGCGGGACGCCGTCTCATCGCCCGCCACGGCCTTCACCACGGCAAGCGCGCCGGCCACGGCATCAGCCGCCGCCTTGTCCATGTTCGCCTTGTTCTCGGCCTCCGCTTTCAGCCTGCCTTCGGCCAGCAGCGCGTCCACCAGTTCCGGGGACTGCGCGGCGAGTTCTTCTCTGGTCATCTGTGCCTCCACAGCGAGTTTGCGGATCGCGGCGTCGCG